ATGTATTTATATATAGTGTTTTATGTGTGTTTTGAATTTAAAATAATATTAATGCAGTTAAATAATGAATTAACTCGATTTGGGAAAAAGAGACAGAGAGCAAAAGCTCAAAGAGCCTTAAAAAAGGCTCAGGAAATTGAAAAAAGACAATTAGAGAATGGTTACAGATATGTAAGAGAAGGAAAAATCATTCGACTAAAGAAAGTAATAAACTAACCAATTAAATAAAATTTATAATCTAAATAGCTATGGCATATCATCGAAAAAATTATTTAGAAAAAGTTCTGAAAGTACAACAAATTACTCTTGAGCATCGTAAACAAGGATTGTATTTTAAAGAAATTTATTATCAATATATAGAAAATTCGTTCAATATAAGTAAACGAACATATGACTCTTATTTGGGAATTAATGTCAAAAAACAACTTAAAGAACTTACAGAGAATGTATAAAATTTTAATGAGTTAAAGAAAAACAGCTATTTATAAGAAAATATAAATAGCTGTTTTTTTTGATTATTACTATATTGATAACTTAGAAATCATACTTTAATTCATTTTTTAAAGTTACTTTATCATAAGTACCTATGCGTTCAATAGTGTTATTTCGCCCAAAATAACTACATTCATACTGTAATAAATAAACATTAAGTGTTGATTTTTCATCATGATTAAACCCTTCATCAATTAAATTTAGTTTTCCAGTAGATTTAGTTTCTAAACCTTTTAAAACTTCATGAACTTTATCTATATAAGTTAAGAAGAAATCATCTGTTCCGTGCTCAGAAGTATTATGAAATTGTCCATATGATAATCTACATACAAGAGTTGCTATAGGAGATTTTTCTTTATGATTAACAGTCCAATCAATTAATAAATTATTTTTTGTTAGAAGTTCAGTATTTGTTTGATCTAAATCTTGTTGACTATATAAATCAATATATTGTGGTTGCGAAATTCCTTCTTTCGTAAAAATATTGATAACATCTTCTTTGGAAAATTCATTGATGATTTTGTGATATAATTCTTTCATTTTTTATAAATTTTATTAGTTTGTAGCATTTTCTGCATTGATGATGATACGTTGAAACATTTCTTTGAACCAAGTTTCTAAATCTGTGGAACTCATCCCATTTCCTTGACCATTATTAGAAACTTGAACCCCACCTTTGATGAAAGAATCAATCTTAATCTCAATTCGTTTTTCTTGGCTTGCTTGTTGTGTTACACTATTGATATCTTCCTTAGTTTTTTGAGGAGTAAAACCTTTTGATTTTCCTAATCCTCTGTCTGTTTTATTACCATCATATAAATTTTTTTGTTCTACTGTTGCTTTTTGATTAAGATTATTTTGATTGAATGGGTTAAAATTAATAGGATTTTCGATTTTCACATCATTCAATTTAGTAGGTTCTCCTATGTTTGATTTAAGAGGAGATGAAGGTAGCTGACCTCCCTTTTGTTCTTCGTCTGTAATTAATTTGTTTTCAACTCTAATTTGATGAATGCGTTTTAAAGCTTTTGTTGATAATCCTGTAGGATCAAACTGTTCGATGGTTTCTAATATTTGTTTTAATGGTTTAAGAAATGCATCAATTAATACAATACGAATACGCATAAAACCTCCAATTATTCCATTTATTCCACCTACTTTGAATGCTTCTACAATGCTGTCCCAATGATCTTTTATAGCCATAAAAGCATTAATAACCCATCCTATAGGACCTAAGAATTGTAACATAGCTGCTCCCCATTCATCATAATAATTGATAGCAATAGCAATATAAGCTACAAGAGCTATAATAGCTAAAACTATAAGACTTACAGGATTTAATGCCATAACTCCATTCAGAAAACCTTGAACAATGGCCCAAGCCTCTGTCAAAATAGTTGTTATTGGAATAATTTTATTTAAACTTGTTAAAGTAGACATAACTGGAGAAATTAATTCATTCATAGAAGAAAAGGCTTCTAAATAAGGTAAAATACCGCCTGCTTTATCTGCAATATAAGATTCTACACTTGCCATCATGTCTTTTATTCCATCTCCAGTTCGTTTAAAATTTTCTAATTTACTTGGATCTACATCAGTACCACCGAGTCCTAACATAAAATTAATACCAGCCTCTTGTCCTGTTTCAGTAAAGATTGAAGTTAAAGCTGTTTTTTTTACAGGATCATTTGCTTCTTTTAACATGGTTTGTAAAATATCAAAAGAAGATTTTCCTTCTAAATTTTGAGCGTCAATATTTAAGGTTGAGGTTATTTCGTTTAACCTATTTTTATCTAAGCTTTCAATAGCTGCAATAGATTCTTCTAATCCTTTAAAAGTATTCTCAGATGACATTCCTTTTTTAGCTCCATTGGTCATCACACCTAAATAATCTTCTACACTCATTCCCATTTTCTTTATCTGAGGTAAAGAATTTTGTAATTGCTCAAGCATATCCCCATTTAAATTTCCTCCTTTTTCGTAGAAATTCTCTAATGTACTCATACTCATTTCCATTGAATATCCAAGTCCTTGTGACATTGCATTGGCTGTTTTAAGTACGCTATTACTTGCATCTCCCCATCTTTTTTCAAGAGAATGTGCTTGAGCATTAACTTCTTCTGGGTTTGTAACGCCCATTTGTCTAAGCATAGTCTCATTATCTTGTAATCCTTTTGTGAATTGCAACTTTTCAGTTAAATTACTTACTGAATTAGAGAAATTTTCAAAAGCTTTAGGAGAGTCTTTTTCTATTTGAAGTACGAATCCTTTACTAAAGTCCTTTAAAGAATTAAAACTTTCATTAACATTAGAGCTAAAAGATCTTACTTTTTCTAGGGATTTATCTAAAGATTTATTTATATCTTTTTGAATCTTTTTAAAAGAATTTCCAATCTTATCACTAGAACTATCAAGTTTATTTGACATCTTTTTTACTGCATCAATTATTTTATCAATACGATTATAAAGCTTTGAGAATATCTTTTCTACTTTGTCAGAGAAATCTTTTAATCTCTCTTGCATTTTACTGGTGACCTTGTCTAATTTTTTTTGCATTTTGTTTAATGAGTTATTAAACAGCTTGTCAGATAATGCATTCATGCTTTCTAATTTGTTTACTGCCATATTTATTTTTTGAGTTAATATTTTACTTGACTTTAGCTATATCGTTTGATATATAAAGTTTTCTGATGCAAAATTCCAAGAAAAAACAAGCGATTTACTAATAAGATTGCAACCCTTGCCGACTATTTTTGATTGGGTGAAATTCCGTCTAATCTTTGCCTTGTCAAATAAATAATTTAATAACTCAATGAGCAATCTTAACGGAATTACAATTCAAAAAGGAAAATTAGGAGTAAGTAGAAGAAACAATAAAAGAAGTGTCTCTGCTTTGATTATTAGCTCTGCTGTATTAGCAGAATTAGCATATAATACACCTATTACAATTTACAGTACTGAAGATTTAGAGCAGTATGGATTAACAACAGAATTTGATACGACAAATAATGTTCATGTTTTTAGACATGTTTCAGAGTTTTATCGAATGGCTGGAGTAGGAACTGAATTACATTTAATGTTGGTTCCTCAAACTGAAACACTAAAAACAATTTTACAAAGCGAAGGAGCAAAAACTTTATTAGCTTCTGCTGATTTTGAAATCAGACAACTAGCTATTGCTGTAAATCCTACAGCGGCACCTACTCTTGTAAAAGGTTTACCAGAAGATTTATTAGAGTCTATTTCATTGGCTCAAGGATTAGCAGATTGGGCACTTAAACAGAATATGCCTTGTCATATCTTTTTAGAAGGTAATCATTTAGATGGTGCATCCAATGCAGTGGAGAATTTACGTGAAATTGAAAATGTTCAGGCAACAAAAGTTTCTGTAGTAATTGGACAAGATTGGAAATACGCAGAAACAAAAACAGGGCTTGCTCAAAAATTTGCAGATGTAGGAACTGTATTAGGAGTATGTTCTGCCGCATCTATTGAGCAAAATATCGGAGATAATGAAGCTTTTGATATTAATGATGCAAGAAAAGATGCATGGATGATTCCAGGTCTATCTAGTCATAAAAAGAATACTGAGGTTTATTCTCAGCTTCAAACTTTTGAAGATAAAGGATATATTTTCGGTCTTAGTTATTCTGGTTTAGCAGGAATTCGTATTAATAATGATCACGTATGTGCTCCGGTAGTTGTAGATCAAGAAGGAAATATGAACGAGCATACTATTGCTTATGGTCGTATTATGGATGATGCAATTAGACAATTAAGGTCTGTTTACTTACCAAAAATCAAAAAAACATATCCAGTAGATGAAAACGGAAAATTGTTACCAGGATCTCTTGTTTCATTAGAAGGTGTAGGAGATAAAGTATTTGAAGATATGGTTGCTTCTGGAGAAATTTCTTATGGAAAAACAACTATTGATTCAACAAGTGATTTATTAGTAGAAAAAGAACTTATTGTAAGCTTTACGATCGTACCGATGGGAAGTATCGGAGAAATTAAGGGTACAATTAATATCAAAAATAACATTTAATAATAATCAAATAAAAATAACATTTAATGGCAACAATTAATAGAAACGGAAAAACATATGATAGTGTTGATGTAACAGCATTTATTGATGGGATTCCAATCGAAGTAACATCTTTAACATATGGAAACGAACAAGAACACCAATTAAATTGGACGTTAGGATCTTCGCAAGCAACAAGTTGGAGTGCAGGAAAACGTACTCCTTCGGCAACAATGGGGATTATGATGCACGATATTGCTCCAATTGAAATGGCTGCTAAAGGAAGTATTTTGGATATCAAACCATTTAAGTTAATTGTAAGTTTTACAAATGAGTTTAATGCTCCTGTTTTTGATGAATTAACAGTTAAGTTTCAGAATGAAGGTAGAGAAGTTACTGGAGAAATGGGCTTGAAAAAAGAATATACAATGTTCGCACTGTCAGTGAAATTAAACACAAAACCTTAATCAATAATTAAAATTTTATAAAGCCTGTTTTAGGCAGGCTTTATTACTTAATAATTTTTAAAATAATCAAAAAATATAAATAAAATGGCAACAAATAAAAATCCAAAAACAGTATCTCAAGAAACAATTGATAAAGTAGGAGGGAAACAAAATTTAAGACGATTGGTTTTACGTGATGAATTTCAAGATTTAGAATTAGAAGTTATTAGCCGTATTCCGGATCGTACAACAATGGGAGAATATTTGAAATATGCGAATGTAAATCCTAAAAAAGCGCAAGAAGTATTGGTAAATGGGTGCTTACTAACTGATCGAGATGAGGTTTTGTCAAGTGATGCTCTATTTAATTCTTGTGTTGCAGGTATTGCCGAAACAATCCCTATGGCTGCAGCAAAAGTGGAAAAGTACTAACCGATTGTACAGGTTTGATAGATGATGACGAATATGATCAGATTTTCAAAATTAATGCATTCATCAGTCATTTTCTACACATACCATTTCCTGAACAATTGGATGATGATACATGGGCCCTAAAATGGGCTCAAGTAAAATGGTTGATGGAAAAAGGAATTATAACCCCTAAAAAAGCAGAGAATGGCTTATAAAAATTATAGCAAAATTTTAAATGATAGCATCAAATCTCCTCAGAATATAACCATTGATTTAGCATCTCGTTTTGCAGCAGCTTTTGGATTAAATGCAGCATCTAAAGTAGTGTCTAAGGTTTTTGGAGAAAAAATGGCAGGTAAAATAAAAGGATTCGAGTACTATCCTTCAACTAATACGAATGTAGAGTATGTTAAACTAATAACTCCTCAAAAAGATTCTTTAGAATTTTCTGCAGTGTTAGATAGTGCTAGAGGTAACGTTTTTGCACCACCATTAATGATGACTTTTTCTCAAGAAAAATCTTTGATTGAAACAGAGGTTAATGATGACGATCCTATTGTAATAGAACGATGGGGAACAAAACCCTGGAATATAGAAATGAAAGGTCTACTTATCGATTTAGATAACCGAATTTATCCAACAGAAGAGATTAAAAAATTAAAAAAAGTCTGGAGTTATAATGGAGTTATAGCTGTTGAAGGAATACAATTTCAAGAAAAAGGAATAGATAGTATTTATTTCAAATCGATTGATTTTTCACCTATAGAAGGATTTCAAGATACTATACAAGTAAGTATTAGTGCAAGTAGTATTAAGGATGTAAATTTTACATTGAAAGATCCAAATGTATTTGCAGGTCCTGCTAAAGAAGATCCAAGCTCTATTTATGAAAATAACGAATATGAGGAATGAAATAGGAAATTATCTCTTTCATAATATTAATGTCCGTATATCTATTGAAAGAGACGAAAAATTATTATTGTTTTTTTCTAGATGTACATCTATTCAAATCGAAAAAAGTGTTCAGAATTTAACAAGTACTGCTAAAATTGAATTACCTCGTGAATTTAGAAATGCCTTAGATGAATCTGACAAGCAGAAAAATAGAACTATAAATATGGAGCGTCGTTCTATTTTAGATTTCATTAGGAAAGGAGATGGGATTAAGATAAGATTCGGTTATGATGGAGAATATAACTTAGAGTTTGTAGGGTATATAACAAAAATAAGTGCTGATACTCCTTTAATTATTGAATGTGAAGATGAAATGTATCAATTAAAAAAAGCAAAAAGATATTCAGGTTATTTTAAATCAGGAAACCTCAAAGAAATCTTAGAAGCTGTATTACCTGAAAATTTTCAAAAGAGATATTTTTTGGAATATGATGCAAATTATAATGTTGGAAAATGGAAAATTGAAAATTCGACACCTTATGAAGTATTGCAACAATTGAAAGAAAAAACATTTATTCGATCTTGGTTTTCTAGAGCAGAAGGAGACGAGTATGCTAAAAGATTGAATATAGGAATGACTGCTGATTTTTTTACAAGAGATTTAAAAACACATAAACTCAATTTCTCTCAAAACATTAGAAGAGGCTCTGATATCAAATTTATAAATGATAAAAATGACACAAAATTATTTTTAACTGTAAAGTCTAAACAAAATAATGGAAAAATTTTAGAAGGAACTGCTGGAGAAAAAGGAGAAACAGAAGAGTCTGTAGAAATGCCTCCGAATATTGATAAAGCTACTTTGCAAGATATGGCGAAGAAATTACATAAAGGTAGAGTAACAAATAGACTTGAAGGTTCTATCAACACTTGGTGTTACCCTATTGTACAGCCAGGTGATGCCGTGGATATTGTTCGCCCTTTTTATCCTGATAAACATCAAGATGGAAGATATTTTGTGGAGGGAGTTACTATAAATGTTAACGCTTCAGATGGAATAAAACGAAATGTAAAAATTAGCTATATACTATAAATGGAACTAGGAGAATTATTTGAACAAGCCGTAAAGCTAACTACCAAAAAAGGAGTTCGAAGGTTTCCATTAATGATGGAGACTGTTGTTGCAGTAGATGAAAATACTTGCGAAACTTCAGATGGAATAGATGATATAAAACTCAATGCGATAGACGATAAATTAGGATCCAAATTAACTGTTTATCCAAAAATAGGTTCTCAAATTATCTATGGAAGGTTAAACGATACAGATGATTTATTTGTGATTAAATATTCAGAAATAGACCGTGTGGTAATCAAAATAGAAGAGCAGGAATTCGAAATGAAAGAAGGAAAATTCAGAATTTTAAACAAAGAAGCTAATCTAAAAAATATTCTAAATGATCTTTTCCAAACACTCGAAAATGCAATTATTCAGACTCCATCTGGTGCAGGAAAATTTATAGAAGTGAATACACAAGTGTTTAAAGACTTAAAACAAAAAACAAATCAACTTTTATTTTAATCATATGGCTTTAAATAAAGAACAGTTTGTGCAAAATATAATTGCAATTCAAGATGAAATGATTAGATCTGAAGATTACGAATCAGGAAAAAGAATTTATGCTCAGAAATTAGCATTAGCTATTGAAAGCTATTTATTATCAGCAACTATTCAAATTACAGGAACATCTAATCAAGGACCATTTACAGGAACAGGAAAAATTGAATAATGAAAGATTTTTTAAGAAATGAACAAAACGATTTAGTAATTAACAAATTAGGAGATTTTGATTTAGGAGAAAGTGATCAGCAACATGTAGGAGATATTTTTATTGCTCAGAAAGGAGAGTTTAAAGAGTTTCCCTTACTAGGATTTGGAGCTATAAATTATGTAAAAACATCGATATCTGAATACCAATTTGCAAGAGAACTGAGTATCCAACTTGAATATGATAATTACTTAAATCCTACAATTGATACAACAGAAGGTATTGAAAAAACAAAAATTATAATTTAATGAATGAGATACTCATAACAATAACAGGATTAATCAGTGTTGGAGGCAGCGCTTTTTTTGGATGGATTTTCGGAAGAAGAAAATCAAATGCAGAAGCTCAGACTACAGAAATAGACAATGAAATACGAATGTCAAATTATTATAAAGAAATGCTTGATGATTTACGCAATCGTTATGAGAAGAAATATCAAGATTATGAAGCATTAATGAATTCGAAAGAAAAAGTACTGAGAGAAGAAGTGACAATCCTCAATAGGAAAATAGAAATGCTACAGACTGAGAATACTGAATTACGTAAAAGAGTAGTAGAATTAGAAAGATTAACAAAAAATGCAAATAAAAGTCTTACATAATCAAACCTTACTGGATGTTTCTATCTATCTATTCGGAACCTCCAAAGGAGCATTTCAGTTAGCAGAACTTAATAATTTATCTGTAACAGATGATATTATAGCTGGACAGATTTTAGAAATTCCGAATGACTTAGATTTTGGTGAACGCTTAACTGTAGAATATTATCAATTAGAAAACTTAAAACCAGCAACAGCTATACAGTTAGAGACCTTAGAAATAATTGAATTACCATCAGGTATCGATTATTGGGCAATACAAATTGACTTTGAAATACAATAAATTATGAGTGTAGAAAGCTATAAAAATGAAATGATTGCAGCTAAAGAAAATAATAGTTCTTTAAGAGGATTAACTAGTAATTCTAAAACTTCTATTTGGGGACAAATGTTTTATGTAATGGCATATAGTCTTGATCTTTTAGCGCAATTATTTACAACACATCGAAAAGAGATTGATGAAAAAATAAAAACACAAAAAACACATCGGTTAGAATGGATTAGACAGTTATACCTCAACTTTCAATATGGTAAAGCAATAGGAAAAGATATTTATCTAAAACCTGAAACGGATATTTATGATAACACTGGGTTAACAGAAGATCAGATAGAGAGATCTAAAATTATCAAATATTGCGCAGTAAGCGAAAGTGACAGTCAAAAGGAAGTTTTGATAAAAATTGCTACAGAAAATGAAGATAAGGAATTGTCTCCAATTACAGACCAAGATGTTATAAAAGCAGTAGAAGCTTATACTAAAGAAGTAAAAGGAGTTGGTATTCCCTATCGTATCATCAATTCTTTACCAGATTTATTACAATTGATAATTACAATCTATAGAGATCCTCTTGTATTAGATAGTCAAGGAGGATTTGAAGGAGAGTATCCTGTAAACGAAGCTCTAAAAGAATTTATGAGAGAACTCCCTTTTGACGGAGAGTTAAGACTTCAAGACTTATCAAATAAGTTAGAAAAAATAGATGGAGTAAAATTAGTTGATATAGAGGCTGCTAATAGTTCTTGGATTGATGCAAATACTCGTTCATACGGAGGACTTATAAACTTTAAAGTAAGAAAGACACCTGCAAGTGGATATTTCAAAATAACATTTGATAAATCAGAAGAATCAATCGATTATAAATCAATTATTAAATATGCGGTATAATATAGATTTTAATAAACTAATAGTATTACTGCTTCCTACTTTTCTTAGAAATTCTCGTTTAATAGGTTTTTTGAGAGCAGCTGTTAATCCTTTGTCTAAGTTATATGATGATTTTAATAAATATAGAACTGAAGATCATAAAAGATTAGATCATAATTGGCAAAAATGTTACTTCGAAAAAAGGTTAAATGACATTTATGATTCGACAGAGAGAAAAATAAAAATTATAGAAGGTGAAAAATATTCTAGAGAGTATATCTATACTCATGGAGAAAAAAAGCCAATAAATCTAGGTATTATTTACATAAGATCAAGTAATGATTTTGCGGATACAGGCTCTGATTTTACAATAGATATGAATAAGGTAGGAGCAAATGAAGATGATTTGAATGCACAAATTAACTTTTACAAATTAGCAGGAACGAGATATAATATTATTAATCTTCCTAAAAGATTTCAATTAACAGACAATATTCAAAGAATATGAATAAAATAGATTTTCAACAAACAGGAGGATTTCCTCTAGAAACAGATACACTAGATGCTATGCAAACAGCTTACAATATTTTCAATTCTTTAGGAAATATTATAGCTCCCTTAGCAATTATTAGTGGTTGTGACCAAATAGGAAACCAAATATCTAACGGTATAGTTTACATAAATGGAGAGGTTATCGAGTTTCGTGGAGGAACTCCTACACAATTTGTTATCATTGGAGAAGAAGTTAAAAGCAGGCTTTTTTATGAAGAGACTAAAGAAAAATCTGTTTACCGCACACGTTATGCAACATTTGGAGAAAGTGCAGGGAATATAAATTACAGATGGTCAGATTTTCATCGTCCATTTTCTTTAAAAGAGATAGGAAATCGTTTAGTACATCCAGGATTTATTCAGGATTATTATGGAGATATTAACCAAATTCCTTATGGTTGGGTTTTATGTGATGGAACAAATGGTACACCAGATTTACGAGGAATGTTTGTCGTAGGATATGATAACCGCAATGCAGAATACAATACAATAGGAAAAACTGGTGGAGCAAAAGAAGTTATGTTAACAACTCAACAAATGCCAAAGCATACCCCACTTGGAACAGTTAGTATTCCAGATCATACTCATACTTATCAATTAGCAGTAAAAGGACGTGGTTATCAAACAAAGTCTGATGATAATCCATTAACTACTAATCAAAATAGCCAAACGACAAGTTCTGGAGGAGGAACATTTAATCTTTCTATGAATGAAATTGGGGGAAATCAAGCACATGAAAACAGACCTCCATACTATGTATTAGCAAAAATAATGTATAAAGGATAAGATAATGGCGCTAGACAATAACACACAACCAGAATATAAGTATACAGAAAAAAGTACTTTAAAAAATTGGTTCAAAAGCAAATTAAAACCCACTCAAGCTCAATTTTGGGCTTGGATGGATAGTTATTGGCATAAAGGAGAAAAATTACCAATTAGTACAATTGATGGATTGGGAGAAGCAGTAGATGGTAAAGCACCTATTGTGCATTATCATGATCAATATGCAACGAACGATGCAAATTCATTATCAAGCGAAAATGTAGAACAATGGAAACAGAAATTGGATGTTGATAATTTACAGTTTGATGATCAAGCAATTTCTTTAACCAATGAATATGCAGATTTTGGATTAACCAATGATTCTAAACAAGCTCAGTTTAATCAGTCGATTTATAATGCAAATCAAACCAAATTAAACAAACCAAGTTATGAAGGAACTACAGAAGAATATCCTTATTTAGTAGGTATTGATGCAGAAGGATATTCTGCAAATATTTCCATAGATCAGGTAGGTAAGTTGAAAACGGTAAATAATCAAGAACCTGATGAGAATGGTAATATAACAGTAAATACAGAAGTATTAAAAAAATCTTATGGTTATGCTATAAAAGGTAAAGAAGAATCTACTGGAAAATATTTTGACTTAACAGGTAAAACTTGGTCGCTTGGAGAGTCTGCTTTTGACTTTTCTATAACTAATAAAACAGATAAAGAATATGGTTCAGATGGTAATCTTTCACAAGTATTAATAGGTACTAACCTTGTAGCTAAAGGTGGAGGGGCTATTACTTTAGGTTATAGTAATACAGCAGGTACTCAAGGTTCAGTTGTATTAGGTATGAATAATTCAGTCACTAGAACAGTTGCTTCTGGAAACAATAATTCTTCCATTTTAAGTGGACAGATGAATACGATAGTTGATTCCAATTTATCTACCATTATAGGTGATTGGAATACCATATCTAATTTAGATAGAACTTTTGTTGCGGGTACTAATAATGACATTCAAGTAAATATAACAGGAAATCAAGATAATACAAATTTAGGTATTTTGAAACCTTATTCTAATTTTATAACAGGTCAGAATAATAAAATATCTTTAAATGAAAATCCTGGTAAATTAGTATATCCAGCTTTTTCTCAAATTGGCGGCAGTAGTAATGTTATATCAGGAAGATATCAATTTGTTCATGGTTATAAAAACGAAGCAGTTTCAGTAAATGAAGTTTTATTTGGAACAAGAGCAACTATTCAAGATAAAACAAGATTCGATGGTAATACTCTTGACTTCGAAAGTAGAATTTTTGGAATAGGTGTTGGATATGGAGAAAGTAATGGAGTAGATATAAGAAGAGACGGATTTAATGTTTATAGAAATGGTCTTGTAACCCTTCCAACAGTAACCAATTCACTTATAGAAGCTAATACAAAGGCTCTTACAACAAAAGAATTCGTAGATAATAAAATATCTAATTTTTCTTTACCAACAAATTGGACAAATGCTTCTCACAAATTTACTGCTATACCAAACAAAAGTAAAGTAGCAACAGCATCAGAGTTTATTGTAAGAGATTCAGTAACTAAAGAGCTAGCTTATGCAGATGATATATATAGTGCTTTGATAACTAATGTAGATAATTGGACTGATATGCAAAAAAATAGTTTAGCTTCTAAATTGAATGGAGGTTATACTACAAAGACAATGAATGTTAATGCCATTTTACCTTTAGTTATAGATAAAGGTAAAAATCTTATAAGTAAAGTAATTTTAAAAGGTGCTAATTTGAACCTTACAGATAATAATAAAATAGAAATATTAGATGAATTAAATAATGTATTAGGTACAGTAAATAGTTCTGAGATACAACTTAATCCGAGCGGTTATTTTCTATCTTTTGATTACAACTTTTACAATATTGCTCAGGCATATGAAAGAATAAAATTTAAAATTTATAATGGTGTTGTAAATTACACTACTACTAAATTTATGAGATTTGTTAGTGATATTGTACCTTTAGATTTATCTTCTACAACTTATACAACAGCAACTACAACTTTAAGAGAAGGAGCTACTTTTGATATAATTGCACAAGGTAATAATGTTGACCTAAATATGAATTATTCAGGTTATGAATATTATGGTTTAGGTGCTACAGGTGATGCTGAATATAGTATAAAAACTACATCTAGTAAAATAGCTGAAATATCAGAAAATTTATATTTAGAGTTTACTGCACAAGTTTATGCTAATAATGCTTATGCACAACAACACTTAACTAATAAAAAAGATATTATTGGTATAGTTACTTCTGACATAAATAAAGATGTGCTTATTCGTGATACTGTTGCAGGTATTTTTGGAGGTCCCTATATGAATAGTAATGGAAAGACTATCAAATTATTAAATAGTTTACAGACTGGTTTAGATGTATCAGAGCAATCTGTTTATACATTCAATTTTACAATATTTAGCCAGAATGGAGTGATAACTACTTTATTAGGTTCAAACTTCGAAGAAACTGAAATCCCTTTATCTGCTACAGGTATTTATTTAACAGCACTAATGAATGGTAGTTATTTTGGTTCAAGAATAAGTTTTAATGTACAAGGTTATAAATATAATATTTAACCATGGAGTAAAAAATACAATAATCCTCAGTAGTAACATAACTTACTGATGAAATTATAAATGATAATCCTGCACACAAAGTATTATATGTGAGAGATCATGATTTGATGAAGAGAATACAAACTATTTGTAAAATTAATTTAAAACAGTTCCTGTTATTACTTAGTCATCGGATTTTCGGTTCAATTTCTTCTTTATAGAAAAATAACAATTTAAATAGCATTTAGATCAATTTAAAGCATGTGTAAAATTACACGTACAGGATAAACTCATTTTTAAAAATTAAGATATGAGCATAGAAAAATGGAACCTAACTTATAAAATATGGCAAATATAGAAAATCAACAACCAGAATATAAGTATACAGAAAAAAATACTTTAAAAAATTGGTTCAAAAGCAAATTAAAACCTACTCAAGCTCAGTTTTGGGCTTGGATGGATAGCTATTGGCACAAAGGAGAAAAACTACCAATTAGTACAATTGATGGATTGGGAGAAGCTGTGGATGGAAAAGCTCCTATTGTGCATTATCATAATCAATATGCAACGAATGATGCAAACTCATTATCCGTAGAAAATGTTGAACAATGGAAAAAGAAATTGGATGTAGATAATTTACAGTTTGACGATCAAGCAATTTCTTTAACCAATGAATATGTAGATTTTGGTTTAACAAGCGACTCTAAACAAGCTCAGTTTAATCAATCGATTTATAATTCAAATCAAACTAAATTAAACAAACCAAGTTATGAAGGTACTACAGATGAATACCCTTATTTAGTAGGTATTGATACAGAAGGATATTCTGCAAATATTTCAATAGATCAGATAGGTAAAGTAAAAACTATAAACAACCAAGACCCTGATGAAAATGGTAACATAAAAATAGAAGAAGAGTTTGTAAAAAATGGTACTGGATGGTCTTTAAAATATAGAAAAGACAACCCTTCATTTTATGGTACATTAGGTCAAAATGCTTTAGACTTAAGTTATACTACATCAGCTAATACATTTGAACCAGATAGATTTTCTTGGGGTGCTAATGGTATGAATAGTTTTACAGTAGGATATAAAAATTCTGCTATGGGTAATGGTTCCATAGTAGCAGGTTCTATTAATTATTCACAAGGTCAAACAAATCATATAATTAGTTACAGAAGTGTTATTCGTGAAGATAGAGGTTCTGCTAATAAAGGTAAGTATTCAAATGGAATATTTGCTGGTGAAGGTAATGAAATTACCAACAGTATGTTTAGTGTCATATTAGGTAGTAATAGTAGTAGTGTAGTTGGAGAAGCTAATGCTAATAATAAGAATTATTATAATGCACTTAATGCAATTTTAAGTGGCTCTCAAAATAAAATTACAAGTAATGCAAATTGTAGTGTAATTTTAGGAGGAGCACTAAATGTATCGCAAGGAATTAACCAATTAGTTAGTGGTTCAAGAAATCAAGCAGTAACTTATGGTGAGACTTTAGTAGGTGTATATGGAACTGTTCAAGATACTTCTCTTCCTCCTTCAGATTATGTATCAAATGCTAGAATGTTTAATGTTGGTGTAGGTACTTGGTATGGTCAGAATCAAGATGATTTTATAAGAAAAGATGGGCTTTCTGTATTCTGGAATGGTCTTGTCACAGCACCTACAGTAAACAATGTTGATATAGAAAATAATTCTAAAGCTTTAACTACAAAAGAATTTATAGAGAATAAAATATCTAATTTTCCATTACCTACAAACTGGTCTCATTCATCTCAACGTTTTTCAGGATTATTAGATAAATCAGCAGATGCTACGTATAACAATTTGTTAGGAATTGACAGTAACGGAAATGTTGCAAAAGTAGGATTAAATGCTTTGACTAATGTAATGGCAAAAAGTAGTGATGCACAAAAAGAAGCTTTTAGATTAGCTAGTAGAAAAAGTACAGAAACTTATAGTGTTGGACAAGCTCGCGTAGATTTTGTTAATCCGCCTATTATTGATAAAACGAAAAATTATAATCAATATGTTACCATCATTGGTATCAATTTATTTTTAAATCCTGCCACCACTATATTAAAATTTCGCCATCAATCTACACAAGAAGTTAGGCAAATAACTAATTTTCAAACACAACAAACTAATGCACAAGTGTTAGTTATTAGTGAATTGTTTTCAGATTGGACGGATGGAAATTGGGAGATTTTAATTGAGAACAATGGTATTAATAATATAGTTAATAATGTTACTCTAGAAATTGCTCAAAATTTAATTAGTTCGCCAGTCAATTTAACATGGGAGAATTTGAAAGTTTCAAATGATGCGATGCCTGAAAATATGGCTACAACAGCAAATAGTATTAATATGACAGGATCTGTGAGCCAGGACTTAACAGTGCATTCATCTGTATTAGTATCAGAAATTGAGAAAGAACAAGGTTGCATGATAGCAATAGAATTCTCAGGCGCATCAACACATAATATTAATTATAATATTCAATCCAATTATTATATAGGATTTATTGGTGTTAATGACCAGCCGTTATTAACTACTAATGTAGAAGTAGGATTTCATGTAGTTAATACATATCAATCTACTGCTATTGATTTTTTACCTTCAAACACAGGAGCAGGGATAGCAGGGATGCCCATTGTAGATACAATATATTTTATGTTCAAAGGTAATATTTGTACAATGTATTTCTTTCAAAAAAACAAATTACAAATAGTTACAACTAATGCTTTAAAAGGTGATTTAGGTTTAAAAGTTTATAGAAATCAAGGAAATTTAGTAGGGGGTAATCTAAATCTAAATATCGCGACTAAATATGTCAAGAATATTCAAAATAGGCCATAAATAAAACTACTACCAATGGACAACGTGAAAGGAAGAATACTTTTAAAACAGCAAATTTCAAATCTGAAGGAAGTAGGATTTGAAGATATAGAACGTACAGTTAATGTAATGCAAGCGCATATTGATGGAGGTAATTACTAGCAATTTTATGTCAATTATTTCATCTCATACACTCGTGATGGTGTAGATGTTTCACATTTATTTAAAAATCAAACATCTTATGACTGGTATATCAATAATAGCGAAATGATTCAACAACGAGATGCAGATTTTAAACTACTCCTAGATGAAAAAGGAGAATTTATATTAGTCCCTGCTTTTGATTACATAATGGATGTATTTGATGGTTTGAATGCAATCTCATATGAAGTTTTAAAATTTTATATAATTGAAAATGATATCGATGGTAAATTGGATCTAACAGTGTAAATGGTTGCAGAGCTTGTTCCGAATTTTCGGCAAGAAGTTGTTCAACTTCACAGAAAAATAAACATTTAAAATAGTATTTAAAATCAATTTAAAAACATGTGTAAAATTACACATGCAGGATAACTCATTTTAAAAAATAAAAAAATGAATATAGGAAAAAAAGGCTTAATGCTTATAAAAAAATATGAAGGTTTTTACCCAAAACCATATCTCGATCCAATTGGTATTCCTACTATTGGTTATGGTGCAACATATTATCCTAACAAGGTAAAAGTAACTATGAAAGACAAATCTTTGACAGAAAAAGAAGCATCAGAATTATTAGTACAAATGCTAAAAGTATACGAAAATCAAGTTGCATTATTAGTGACAAAACCAATCAACCAATCTCAATTTGATGCATTAGTATCATTTACATATAATCTTGGTGCAACAAATTTATCTCACTCCACTTTGTTGAAAAAAGTAAACAAAAATCCAAATGATAAATCAATTGCAGATGAGTTTATTAAATGGAATCGGGCAGGAGGAGTTGTATTGAATGGTTTAACAAAAAGACGTAAGGATGAAGCAATTTTGTATTTTTCTTAG